GGGCTGGTGTTTTTTATCAGCCCATTTTAAAAGCAGCTGGTTGGTCACCGCTGCTCGACTAAACATCATACTTTGAACCGTCCCATCTTCATGAGGTGCAGGCTCATACAAAATAGAATCCGCAAATCCAAGTTCAAGAGCCTTCTTAGCATTAAACCAAGACTCAGCATCCATCAAGTGGGATAGCTGTACCCGAGATAAACTAGTCTTAATTTCATAGGCATTGAGAATGGACTCTTTGACTTCCGATAACATAGCAATGGCCTTCTCCATTTCTTTAGAGTCGCCAATTGCGACCGTCATCGGATTGTGAATCATCATCATAGCTACCGGACTCATATTGACTGTGGTTCCCGCCATAGCAATGACACTGGCTGCCGAAGCTGCAATGCCATCAATATTGACGGTCACGTCATCTTTGTAGTCCATTAACATGTTGTAGATTTGGGCTGCCGCAAAGACATCTCCACCCGGTGAATTAATCCATAAGGTCAATGGACCACTGCCACTCATGAGTTCATTCTTAAAGATTTGTGGAGTCACATCATCATCCACCCAGGATTCACTGGCGATTGTGCCATTTAGATGCAGTACGCGCCCCATTTCATCCTCGCTGAAATTCCAAAATTTATTCATGACTCTCTCCTTCTTGATTTGTTTTCATAAATCCTCCTGCATCCTTTAACTTGGTCATATTTCCATTAATGAGATAAAGGTCACCACCTTCTTCTGACGGTATAGGGTTAAGTTCTTCTAACTTCCTGATGTCATTGGTTGATAGCCAACCGTTTTGTCGGCCAATCGCATAGCCATTCATCCGACTTTGGTAATCCCCACGAAGCAAGCCGTCCACATTAAATTTGATGAAATGGGTCTTCTTCTCTTCCGGCAGCAGCAAACTTTTCTTAAGAGCCTGTTCAAACCGAACCACCCAGGGGTCCAAGGTATACTTAACAAACTCAAGGGATTGCTGTTCAATATTAGAAAAACTGGACTTCTCTAAATCTCCTACCATATGCGGTGGAATCCGAAAGAGACGTGCAATCTCATTGATTTGAAACTTGCGGGTTTCCAAGAACTGTGCTTCTTCAGGCGGTATCCCAATTTGCTTATAGCTCATCCCTTCTTCCAGGACAGCTACCTTATGAGCATTTCGTGTCCCCTGATAGACTGCATTCCAAGAATCTCGCACCTTTCCAGGGTCTTTTAAGATACCCGGGTGTTCGAGAACTCCACCGGGGTTAGCACCGTTGCTAAAGAAACTAGCGCCATATTCTTCACAAGCAAGCGTCATCCCCACCGCATTCTTCGCCAGAGCAATCGGAGAATAACCAATCAGACCATCAAACCCTAAGCCTGGAATATGAAGTACCTCTTCTTGTGATAAAACAATGCTTCCTTTTTCCTGAAAATTAGGATTGTCTTCCTCATAACGATTGTAAACATAATAGAGCTTCCCCTTCTCACTTCGATGAACGCTCATCTGATCCGGTAGCAAAGGATACAGTCCAATCACCTGACCTGAACGGTCACGAAGAATCTGAGAATAGGCATTTCCCCAGATCAAGAGATGGCTCATCAAGGTTTCCCGAAAGACAAAAGATGTCATGTCAGGATTCGGCTCATCATGCAAAAGCGTGTAAAGGACATGTTCCGTATCCTTTGCTTTTCCTCCTTCGGTGTATCGATAAACATGAAGAGGTAAAGATGCAATGGTCTCTGACAGAATCCTTACGCAGGCATAGACCGCTGTCGTTTGTAATGCCGTCCGTTCATTGACCGTTTTCCCACTCGTGGTTCGACCAAAGAGTAGCGAAAAGTCATTCCCTTCATACTTATTTTTGGGCTCTCCCCTCTGTCGTTTTAGTCCTAATCGTTCCAATATTCCCATAGTCATCTCCTTTTCTAGGCATGAAAAAAAGCACCTCGCTTGAGATGCTTTACAATCACTCTTTCAATTGTGGAAAATTTAATAAATTTAAAAGTATAAGATTCCTCGCTCATCATAAATACTACCGTCATTCTTTTGATGTCGAATGCACCTGTCTAAAGCCATAATGGTCGCAATAATCCCGTCAATCTTTTCGACAGATTTTTCTTTATCAGGCTTAATATTTCCGGCTGGGTCCTGTCTCATGACTACGTTTTGGGCCATCCATTTTAGAACCGGATGACCTCCATGCTGGATTTTACCTTCCATCATAAGTTTATAGTACTCTTTGGAAGGTGGACTCATGTCCTTATAGCCCTGACCAAATGGAACCATTGTTAAGCCCATGCCTTCTAAGTTCTGAACCATCTGTGTCGCATTCCAGCGGTCATAGGCAATTTCTTTGATATGATAGATAGTGGACAGTTTTTCAATGTACCGTTCAATAAATCCATAATGAACAACATTCCCTTCCGTGGTAAGAAGAAATCCTTTCTTTTTCCAGACATCGTACAACACATGGTCTCGTCTAGATCTAAGAACCAAGGTTTCTTCAGGCAACCAAAAATATGGAAGAACTTGATAGTTCTCTGCATCATTTCTTGGTGGGAAGATTAGGACAAAGGCTGTAATATCTGAAGTGGAAGATAAATCCAGACCAGCATAACAATCTCTTCCTTTGAGACTCTCAACATCAATCGGCTGTCTTCCTTTATCGTAGATATGTTCCGGAATCCAAGTCACAGCTGAATTGGTCCAGATATTGAGTCGCAATTGCTTGAATACATTTTCTTCTGCCGGGTTATCTAAGGCATTCAGATAAGCTTCTCGAACCCGGTCAATCCCAATTGTATGACCAAGGGAGGGATTAGCCTTTAGCCAATTCTCTTCATCGTTCCAATCATCTTCTTCTGAAAGGCCATAAACAACTGGATAAAAGGTACTATCTTTTTTTCGCCCCTTTAGTATATCTAAGGCCTTGGTATGCAGTTCATAGCAGATGGAGTTTTTGTCATTTCCTGCTGTCGTGATAATAAAAAAGAGGGGCTGCTCTCTGGCATCACCACTCCCTTTGGTTAAGACATCATACAAATGACGATTGGGCTGGGCATGGATTTCATCAAAGACCAAACCTGATACATTGAGTCCATGCTTGGTTCCAGTTTCAGCCGATAATACTTGATAGAAGCCTGCATTGGAATAATTGATGATACGTTTAGTGGCACCCATGACTTTGGAGCGTTTTTCTAAAGCCCTGCTCATCAAAACCATTTGCTTGGCCACATCAAAAACAATAGAAGCCTGATTTCGGTCACAAGCTGCTCCATACACTTCGGCACTGGCTTCCCCATCTGCGTATAAGAGATAAAGAGCAATTGCAGCAGCCAGTTCAGACTTCCCATTCTTTTTGGGAATCTCTACATAGGCCGTCAGGAACTGTCGATTCCCATCTTCCTTTACGATACCAAAAAGGTCACGTACAATTTGTTCCTGCCAGGGTAATAATAAGAATTTCTGTCCCGCCCAGCGCCCTTTGGTGTGGCAGAGATTCTGAATGAAGGTTACTGCCCGGTCTGCCTTTTTCTCATCATAATGAGAAGTTGGAAGCATGAAGGGAGAAGGGATATAGTGATACGTCATAAGCGCCCTCCAAGTAAATCTTCCATTTCATCTCCTGAACCCACTTCTGTATCCATTGAAGCCAGCCGTGTTCTGGCAGATGGCGTTAAGCCAAACTGCTCACAGAACTTGAGCATGATTTTGAGATTAGTCTGAGAAATGGAAACTTGTGGCACTTGTTGGAGATAGCCATTGGGAGTTTTGATGATAGAGCCGTGTTTTGAAAGAAACTCTTCTGCTTCCTTCCAGCGTGCATAAGCTTGGCAGTAACCCGCAAAAGCCATCATATCCATATCAGTTAAAAGTCCCAACCCTTCCAGGATTTTACCCATACGCTTCCATTCTTTTTTAGCATCTTCTTCAAGCCAGGAAGGGCATCTAGGGGCTTTCTTCTTAGGCTGAATTTCATTCTTTGGAAGGGGGCGCTTGCCAGGATTACCTTCCAAGATTTTCAAACTGGTTGGTTTGGGCTTTCTGCCCTTTTGTGCCATGCCCTCACCCCCTTCAGCCCACAAGAAAAAGCCCGAAGGCTTAATTTCTTATGAATCGATTTTCTCTACTTCATCAATACCATGTAACACATGGAGTTGTCGGCCATTGTCCCATTGAACAACCAAGGAACCAATATCATCTACATCTTCCACCGTTCCCAACATACCAATTGGCACTGGATTCGGGTCTTCCATTTTTAAGAGTCGCACCCTTGTTCCAGCAGGATACCGCTTTTTTAATAATTCTACAATCTTCGCATTCATCTTTGTTCTCCTTTGGGGTTCAATTTGTTCAGTGGTATAATAGCTCTATTATACATATTTATCCAGTCACAAGAGATAATTATTCGAATATTTTTTGACTTTCAAGAGTGGTCTCCACAATCAATTGCTCAATCATTTGATTGATATATTTCAATTCTAGATAACCAAACTGATTGGTCTTCAATGCCCTCTTAATATGCATAAGCAGTTCCTGAAGTTGTATTTTGGAAACTGGTGATATCGATGGAAACGACTCCAATTGAACAGCAATTTTTTCAAGATAATGCTTGGTTTCTGATTCAGGAAGATTATTCGTCATGATTTTCCTTTATCGCATTTAGAATGGCTTTCCCAATAGCAAATACAACTGATACTGTCACACCGTTACCTGCTTGTTTATACAACTGAGCATCCGAATTTACGGCACAAGCTTTTTCAAATAACTCATCAGGAAATCCTTGAAGCCTGAAGCATTCTTTAGGAGTCAATCTTCGAATCTTAACTGTTTTTCCCTTCCAGACAACAGCTCCCATTTGCCCTCCGCAAGAAAGGTTATGAGCCAATCCTTTTCCAACTCGTGCTCTTCTTGTTCTGGATCCTGGATAAGATAAATCAACTGAATCTCCAACATTCGCAACTTGATAACCTTTCTTAGTACCATTGCGAACCTTTATCCCCTCTTGATCAGCAACTTCTAAAACTGCTGTATTCATAGCTGTTCTTTTTGTCACCCCTGATGTATAGCGAGCAGTGATACAGCGTGCTGTATTTGTTACCTTAGGAGCTGTCAAAGATTGGTCAATCATATAAAGTCCTGTTTTAGCACCTACTCCGCCTCCCTCACCAACAAGAGTCGTTGAAATGCCAGAAGTATCATAAACTCTGTAACTTTGCATGCCACCTATAAGCTGCTTAAGATGGCTGCTGCTTTCTCTGCGGACAGGTAATACTTGTCGTCTACCTCTGCTTCTAAGATGTCCGAGAGTATAGACTCGTTCTCTGTTTTGTGCGACTCCGTAATCTTTGGAATTAAAAATCTGCCATTCGAGGTCATACCCTGCTTGCCCCAGACTAGAGAGATAGTCGAGATAATCTCGTCCCCGGCTGCTTGATAAAAGTCCCTTAACATTTTCAAGGAGTATCCACTCGGGTTTATCCTTTTCTTCTTGGCTTTCGAGCAAAGCAACAAATCTAAAAAAGAGTCCACTTCGTTCACCGTATAATCCGGCTCGCTTTCCTGCGATAGACAGATTTTGACAAGGGCTTCCCGCACACCATAAATCTGCTTTGGGAAGTTGTGCTGGGTTGATGCTTGTGATATCGTCATGGAACCATTCTCCTTTCGTTTCATACATGGCTTCATATGATTTTCTTGCAAACTTATCCTTCTCGCAATAGCCAATACATTTCATTCCCGTCAACTCTAATCCACAACGAAAGCCACCGATTCCTGCAAAGAAATCCAGAAAAGTTATTGTCATTGTGCTTCCTCCATTTCATTCACAGCCTCTTCAAAAAATAATGTCCTGCCTTCACGGATTAGTTTCACATCCGTCTTTTCTGTTGCTTCCATGTAGCGTTTGACAATAACATCCACAAACTTTTCATCCAGTTCTATGCCATAACAAATTCGACCTGTCTGATCAGCCGCAATTAAGGTAGAGCCACTGCCTAAAAATGGATCCAGTATAAGTGTCCCTCGCATGGAAGAATTCTGAATCGGATAAGCCATAAGCTGAACAGGCTTCATAGTCGGATGCTCTTTGCTGGATTTTGGACGGTCATATTCCCAAATGGTCGTCTGCTTTCTATCAGAAAACCATTGGTGTTTTCCTTTTTGTTTCCAGCCATAGAGCACAGGTTCATGTTGCCACTGGTAAGGGCTTCTACCTAATACCAGAGCATTCTTTTTCCAAACGCAACAACCGCTCAGATAAAAGCCAGCATCCTTAAAGGCCCTTCTGAAATTCAATCCTTCTGTATCTGCATGGAAAACATAGATGGAAGCATCATCCTCCATGGACTGTTCTACATTGACAAACATGTTAAAAAGGAACTGATAAAAATCCGCATCGGACATATCATCATTTTTGATTTTTCCCGCAGTTTCTTCCACATTAACATTGTAAGGAGGGTCAGTTACGACAAGGTTGGCCTTCTTATCTCCCAGGAGAAGCTGATAAGTTTCTAGCTTTGTAGAATCACCACAAATCACTCGGTGTTTCCCAAGATGCCAGATATCTCCTTGTTTTGAGATAGTCGGTTTTGTCAGCTCCCCATCTACATCAAAGTCATCTTCTTTCACTTCCTTGTTGTGAACCTTAGAAAATAGCTGATCGATTTCCGGGGCTTCAAAACCGGTTAGGTCTAAATTGAAATCCGCATCTTGCAAGTCCACCATCAGGTCTGCGAGAAGTTCTTCATTCCACGCGCCTGTGATTTTATTTAAAGCAACATTCAGAGCCTTCACCTTATTCTCATCATCAATCCGAACCTGAACACATTGAACTTCTTTATAGCCTAAGTCAGATAAGACGGTCAGTCGTTGATGGCCTCCAATTACAGTGCCATCGAAATTAACAATAATCGGGTCAACATAACCAAACTCCACAATGGATTTCTTGATTTTTTCGTATTCCTTATCACCCTTCTTGAGTTTCTTTCGTGGGTTATAAGCTGCTGGTTTTAAAGAGTCAACGGGTAAAGAAACCCATGTCATATCTTGTGTGACTTTCATACTACCTCCTTAGTAAAAACGAAATTGAATATAGCAGGCATGGCTACAAAACTTCCGGTTCGCATTGCCGTATGATAAAAAAGACTTACCGCAATGTTTGCAAGTCAATTCATAGTAAGCTGTATTTTGCTTCTGATGTAATTCTGGATGGTTCTGCCACCAGTATCTCCGACAGGCATCTGAACAAAACTTCTTAGGTCGCCCAGTTCCTTTGGGGATAAAGGTTTCTTTACAGTGAAGGCAACAAGGAAGGCCGCTGGCTTGGTCTTTCATCATCTTTGTGACGGCATTTCGATAGCCCAATAGTTCCGGATTGCGTTTGCAGTAATTGCGAACAGAATCCCTAGACAAACCGACTATCTTTCCAATTGATTGGTATCCCAAACCTTCAGAACGTAGTTTTCTAATCTGTTTTCGTTGAAAATCGTCCATTTCTGCCTCCTTTCTTTACTGAAATCTCTAACCTTTTAAACCATAAAACGAAAGAAAAATAAGCCATAACATCTTGTTACAGCTTGTTTCTCAGTTATTTATTTCTTCAAAAAATATACCCCTTTTGCATTTTGCGAAAATGCACGTTTGAGGGGGCCACGGTCTTGTGAGAGACAGCTCACAGAGATTTTATCCCCCCTCCCCTTCACTAAAAATCATATCCATAAATCGGAGTATGGTCTTCGATCACGGTTTTATGATCATGACAGGATTTACAAAGAGGTTGCCAGTTGCCCTCATCCCAGAACAATTTTTGATTTCCTCGGTGAGGAACGATATGGTCCACCACTGTTGCCTGCCTGTAGCGATTCCGCTTCAGGCATCGTACGCAGAAGGGATGAAGTTTCAAGAAACGAAGCCTAGCTTTGTTCCACCGTGAATCATATCCTTTAGCTTTCGTGGACTTTACTTCCAGTGAATGAAGCTGGCTGTGTTCCTCACAATACTTGGAACCGTAAGGCACTAGCCTTGGACAGTTTGGATGCTTGCAAGGCAGAGCGGGTCGTCTTGGCATGGCCTTCACCCCTCTCTATATTTTTTCACATCTTAATCATATCACAATATTTCGTGCAAAGCAGTACCGACTTAGTACCGTATTAGTTCCAGGGTAGTTCCGCACTAGTTCCACCCTAGTACCGGAGTAGTTCCGTCTTTTTGATTTTTGCAGTTTTTACTTGACAAATAAAAAAAGTTCTATCTCATAAATGATAGAACCTCAAAGTTTAATCTTATAAATAGTCATCCCAATCTAACCCATCTTTTAGGAAATGTTGCTTTAATTCCTCTCCCAATAAACTTTTAGAATATATGCAAGTTACAGGGTCACCCTTTGGAAATACTTCCTTTGACTTTAAATTTAGTAGTGACTGTGGAACTATTTTAGATTGTGTATCCTTGAGTGTCAGTGCCAGGATTTGCTTTCTTGTTCTTAAAGAATAGTCAAATTCTAAACGCAAATACTTACCAGAGCCAGTCAAACAAACAAATGTTCCAACCAATTCTTGAACAGCTCCTAATACTTGTAGCTTTTGCATTGTTGTTCCGTCTTTCTTTATGCTCACCTGGTCAATACTGATATGATTAGCTAAACAATCGTCAAAGAAACTCCCTGGTCCTTTTTGATAATATATTCCACATAAATGCATGAAGTTGGTTGGAGAAAAATAAACCTCAACTACATTAGATTCTGTATGGTAATACATTACTTTTCCCACAAAATTTTTCTTGAAAAAAACCGCCGCAAAATGTAACTGTATTAAAAAGCGTTGAAGCTTAATTCTTTCACCATAATTAGGTTTTTTATATTCTTCTTGTTTTGCCATACTCTCCTCACAAAAAAAGTGGCTTACAGAATCTGTAAGCCACTCAGTCAGTCGGTTTATTCTGGTGTCTGCCACCGCCTGGCCCTTACGTCCAAGATTAATATCGGATTTAGTTCTGGTGTCCGCCACCGCCTGGCCCTTACGTCCAAGATTAATATCAGATTGACCATGAGCCGACTACTCATCTATGATTATATTATACATCATATCAGAGAGCTATGCAAGTAAAATCTTTTTCCAAAGAACAACGAACCATATGCCTGTAATAGTTCTCCATCATGTATGTTGCCATATCTGAAATGGCTTCCTTTGTCACTGGCATAACCTGCATGCTGTAGGTTTGTTGATTATAAAGTGTTAAGAATTGAACCTTGATATGGTAGATATAAACTCCTGAAACAAATAAAGTAGATAGGATTTCAACTTCTAAGATTTTCAAGTGTAGCACCTCTTTCTGTTGGTACTTCTAGTATAACTAAAAACAACTGATCAGGGGTTGCTATCCTCTCAAATGTACAAAAAAATGCCTGAAATGACCATTTCTTGTATCTCAGACATTTTTAAGGCAGAAACTTCAAATATTTCTGCACTCTATATTTAAGCTGGAAAACGTTCTAGAATCTGGTCCAAAATTTCTTCTAGGCTTTCATCTTCCGGATACATTTCCCAACCCCTGTCGTAACTAATGACTTCCTCACCGTCTACGTCCACTCCCAATTTAAAGATGCGTCCGTTGTCTATTCCATCCTCGAAGGGTTCAGTGCTTACCTTCGCTAGGTAAACCACCTTTCGATTGTGACTTGTAAATATTCCTTCTTGCCACATGTTTCTGCCTCCTTTATTTTTTTAATGGCTTTACCCCTTTTCTTTTTTGTAAGTGTATGTTACAGTACTACTCTTTATTTATCAAGTGATTAGCGAAGATTATTCAAAATTTTTTAAACTCCTATCTGCACCCGTAAAGCCCGGTCAATCCGCACCAGCCAGGCTTCTTCTCGAATAGTCATGACCTTATTTTTCAGCTGAAACTTATCCACCGTAAGGACCTGTTCTGCTAAAACCAAGCTGGACCATTTGAGCCCTTTGAAAACTTTCTTAGGTAGATACACATGAGTAGGCAGGTGCTTTTTCTTTTGAACCTGCTTGGTTAGGGGAACAACCGTAACCAAATGAGAATGGTCATTAGCTTTATTATTGCTGACAACAATGGCTGGTCGAATCCCTTGCTGAATATGACTGTTTTTCTGATTTCCAAAATCTACGTAATAAATATCGCCTCGTTTGCACATATGGTTCTCCTCTAGCTAAGTAAAAAATCTTCTAACTGCTGGTTTCTAATGGCATAAATCAATCGCAGTTCCTTAATGGCTTTCTGCTTCCACCTGCTAATGGTACTGCGGCTGATATGGTACTTGACCATGAGATTGTCCCAGCTTTCTGACACAATGACTAAATCCGTCACAAACTCCGCCAAATCATCTGGAAGCTGACTGATAGCTACTTCAAAAAAATGCAATTCCTGAACTAAACGACAGTAGCGCTTTGACAAATATTGATAAAGCTCCCGATTGGCTTTCTCTGTTTCTTCCTTGTAGGATAAAGCAATGATCTCACTGCGATAAGGATTCTTACTGGTCTGCACCCTTGGTTCATCAGACCGACCATAGACCATGGTATCCAGCATCTCATTTTCTGAGATGCCGACAAACTGGTCCAACTGACTACGTAAGAGCTTCATCTCCTTTTCCATGTTCTTGTAATCATAGAAAAGGCTCTCTATTTTATCCATCCGCTTCCTCCTCTCTCAATTCATATTTGACGGCATCAATCAGGGATTGCTGAGAGATGTCCTTTTCTTTCAATCGTTTCATGACTTGTTCGTCCATCGTGCTCTTTGTAATGATGTGGTGAACAACCACCGTTTCTTTCTGCCCTTGACGCCAGAGCCTGGCATTAAGTTGCTGGTACAGCTCCAAAGACCAAGTTAAGCCGAACCAACAAATGGTATGACCGCCAGCTTGAAGATTCAGTCCATGACCACTGCTTGCCGGGTGAACCAAACCAAGGACTATCTTTCCCTTGTTCCAGTCCTCAATATCCTGATTGCTTTGAATCACTCTAGCTTCTGAAAAACGTTCCTTGATGCGTTTCAAATCATGCTGGAACCAATAAGCGACTAACAAAGGCCGGTTATTCATACTCTCCACCATTTCTTCAAGAGCCACTAACTTCTGATCATGCAAGAGTACCGCCTTTCGATTCTCATCATAAACCATGCCATTAGACATCTGCAGTAATTTATTCGAAAGGCTGGCACTGGTTACGGCATCAAGTACCTGCCCCTTGATAGAAACCATCATCTCTGTTTTAAACTCTTTATAAACAGCCAGTTCATGCTCCGACATTTCAACCAGTACTTCATTGTCCACTCGTTCTGGCATATTGAGATAATCGACTGCCTTCATAGAAATCGTCATATCCGCTATCTTGTCATAAATCGCTTCTTCTGCGCCATCCTTTGGCTTATAAGAAAAGATAACCTGACCATTTCGTTTGTCGGGGTCAAAATACTGATTGCGAAATCCTGTGATAAAGCGCCCTAAACGCTCTCCGCCATCTAAAATGCCAATCTCAGAAAATAGGTCCATGATGTTTCCAGGAGTTCCCGTCAGACCAACCATGCGCTTGATTTTAAATCGAACTTTCTGTAAAGCTTTGAATCGTTTGGCTTGATAAGACTTGAAGCTAGATAGCTCATCAATCACCACCATATCAAAATCAAAGAGATGATTCTGAATCAACCAGACGATATTTTCCCGGTTAATGGTATAGATAAAGGCTACGCGTGATAAAGCTACTCTCCGTTCTGATTCACTGCCAATGGCTATTGAAATATCAAGGCCCTTTAAATGCTCCCACTTGTCGAGCTCACTCTTCCAAGTATGACTGGCCACTCGAAGCGGGGCAATGACCAAGACTTTTCTGACCTCAAATGAATCCAATATCAAATTCCACAATGCCGTTAAGGTAATCACGGTCTTTCCTAGTCCCATATCAAGAATCAAACAAGCTGTCTCATGCTCCTCAATGAATCGAGTCGCCACCTCTTGATAAGGATGTGCCTTGTATGTCATCTAGTATTTCTCCAATCTTTTCTTTATCGTCGAGCACATAAACCAGAAAACCTAGCTTTCTTAACTGCTCCATGCGCCTAACCTGAATATTTCTGGGTTTTTCTCCTGGGGCTTTTAACTCCACAAAACCAAGCCTGCCTTGAGGTAAAATCACGATTCGATCAGGCACCCCTACCAAGCCAGGCGAGACAAACTTCATGGCAAGACCACCCCGCTTCTGACTTTCTAGTCTCAGTTTTTCTTCAATTTCTCTTTCTCGCATTTCTTCTCCTCCCAGGGTTTCCGATAGAGGTTGCCAAAAGGGTTCAAACTCCTTACGCGCATACGGGTGCCAATTACCCCTATTTTACTAGTAGTAACACTACTCTCTTAGAAAAGATAGGCAACTAAGGAAACTAGTACTAGAGAAACCACTATTGGCAACAGCTTTGAGAGGTTTCCCATTCGGTTGCTAAAAGGTAAAATCGAAAACCTTTGGAAACCAACTAAGGCTTTCCAAGTTGCCTTACGACACCCGGACAAAAGCTCGTTGAGTGCCATACAGAGAAAATTTCATCTTACCAGTCGTGTTTCCAGTGTACTTATTCCAGCCACCGATCTTATTTAGAATTCCTTCAATTTCATAGGAATCAGCCTTTTTGATATTCTGTCGTTCCTTTCCAAAACACTCACACCAAATTTCCATAATGCAGACCCGGTCACGTTGCTCTGTCCCTTTCAAAGTCTGACTGCCAAAGTCACTACCAGCCAAGAAAGTCCGTCGCTCATATAAGTCCATCTTGGCCCAGTTATCTGGCAATAAGGTATCCAGGTACTCAGCTACAATGCCTTCCCGGTCATCAGATTCCATCGCTTCCTGCCGCTCTCGATTGGCTTCTTTTTCGGCAGTCCCTTTGAGAAAGAGCTCATCTCCCGCTTCATAATAGACCTTGGCTTCGGCCCACAGTTGATCCACATCTGTTAGCTCCCAAGGCTTCAAAGGACTGTTCTCAGACACCCGCACTGGCCAAAAGCGCCGGTTCCCCGTCACATCTCGTAAGAAACCACCTTCTGAATTGGTTGACCCCACAATGATACAGGCGCGTGGATGACTTTCTACATTGACTCCATAAGCCTGACGAAACTTATCGTCCTGCCGAGAGATAAAAGCCTTCACAGTTTCCACATCCGTTTTCCGTATCCCGGTCATCTCGGATATCTCCAGGATCCAATAGCCCTGCAGTTTCTCCGCTGCTGTTTTATCGCGCATATCAGAAATGGCTAAGGAGTCAGAGAACCATTCTTGGCCCAGCTTAAAAAAGAAGGTGGACTTGCCCAGTCCTTGCGGACCATTTAAGACAAGAATCGAATCAAACTTAATACCAGGTTCATAGATCCGGGCAATAGCTGCCACCATGGTCTTTCGCATGACAGCTCTGGTATAAGCTGTATCCTTGGCCCCCAGATAAACAATAAGCAGCGAATCAATCCGCTCGATGCCGTCCCACTCCAAGGGTTCCAGATATTCCTTAATAGGGTGATAAATCCGGTAGGATGTGACCACTGCAAGTAGAGCATCCTTGAACTTGGTCGGGGACCAAATCCCATAGACCCGCTCAAAATAGAGCTTGGCATTGGCCAGATCGGAATCATTCCAACCTGGTCGCGAGCGTCTCCAGGGAAGCTCACCGATCACATCGATGACATTTTTGAACTCATTGTAAACAATATTCTGTAGGTTCGGATCAAAGTGCAGTATGGTCGCAATATTAGAAAGCGTGTCCTTGACGCGCCCCGTCTTATCCAATTCCAAGCTCGACTGCCAGTTATCCCTATCTGTAAACTCGAGGGTCGCATCTGCCAAGCGCTCTCTGGCCAGCGTCTCCCTCGTTGCCACATCCTTTAATACAAAGTCCTGCATGGCTTTATAAGATGGCTGCTTGGTGGTATCCTTCTTGTCCTCATCATCTTGATCCCCAAAGAGGTGCAGACGGACCAGGTCAAATGCTGAAAGCAAACGATGTCCATAAGGATCTGTCGCATGATGGCTATAAGCAAACTTATCATCATAGATGACCAGACCAGCACTGGTTGTCGCATGGACATAGTCAAAGCGCCCTGGGATGCTGGAAGCTTTGTAAACTTCTCCCAGAAACTTCTCAATCGCTTCTGTAATCGTGTAAGTCCGATTGAAGGCCCCAATCAAGCCCGTCTTTTCTAGTGGATCTGATTGCTTGGCCATGGCCCGCTCCAGCAGTTTATTCTGCCGACTGGATACCGGCCACTCAGTCGTATCCTTCCAATTCTGATAACGGGCCAAGACTTGATCAGGGTTGAGGAAATCTCCCTCAAGTTTCTTAAAAACAAATGCTCCGTCTTGTGAGGTGGAAGGCCAGTACATGAGGCGGCTCGGTTCATAGGTCGTATCATCAAAGAGCTCCATCCCAATATCCTCAGCCACTTTTCTTGCGACTGCTTGGTATTCCTCAGCCGTTACTTCTCGTGATAAAGGGATAATGAGCCGCAGTCTTGGATGCTCACTCGTATGCTTATGGGTCGAATAGAAATAAGCAAAGAAGGAAAAGAAAAGCTCAATCTCTTCCATAATGCTGGGAGTCGCAAAGTCCATATCTAGCGTCAGAGCAGAACGCGCAAGAACTGCATCCTTTTTCCGCCTCCCCTTATCCAGCCGTCCAAGAACAAAACCTCCCACATCTTTGATGCTATCTTGCTTAGCCTTAGGCAGCCTTTGGTACTCGGCTACCGTTTCTGCTGTGCGAATCGTCCTTGAGATCCGCGCCTCAAACTGTTCTAGCGAATAGGTCGTTTGTGTCCACACCTTATCTGTTCGTTTATTTCCGAGCGAAATCGAAAGGTCCATTCTTTCCTCCTTAATCTTTCTGATAAAATTGACAGGCATAGCCATCAGCTCTTAGAGGGAGTCCTTCCGCCCAGTCTGGTAGGGTGGCAAATAGCTGACAGACTTCTTCAACACTAGCTTCTCCCTCTTTAACTTCTACCACGGCTTCGTCATGCACATGAAGGACAATGTCAAGTTCTTGTTTCTGTAGTTGCATCATGCCATGAGCCAACAAGTCTCTGGCAATGCCCTGGACGATGTTCTCCACTAGCTTGGGACCATATGTGTCTATACGACTCCATTTCTTATTCTCTCCAATTCCTTCATAAGTGAGCCCTGGCTTCCCAAAAGCATTCAGCTCCATCCGAGGTTTGACATAGGCTAGCTTGCGACCTGAAGGAAGGGCGATGAAAAACATCCCAGCCTGGTAATAAAGAAGCAGATTCCCTACTTTTTGAGGTTCCCTAGTCTCATAGACCTCTTTTGAGGCCTTATCAATGACCCACCAGAAGGCCACAATATGGGGATTGGCCATGCGCCACTGGTTCACCAAAGGCTGTAGTTCCTCTTCGTCTAACCCCATATCCAGGGCACCCATGGCCTTTAAAGCTCCAACGGAGCCTCCATAGCCTAGCGCCAACTCCGCAATCTTTCCCTTTTGCCTCAGATGCCCATTCACACCATGCTTTTCCACCGGCACCCCAAACATGGAAGCAGCCGATGCACAGTAGATGTCCCCGCCTTGTTCAAAGACCTCTAACCGCCAAGTTTCACCAGACAGCCAAGCCAGGACCCGCGCTTCAATCGCCGCAAAATCTGCCACAATGAACTGATGGCCACTCTTTGGCACAAAGGCTGTCCGGATCAATTCCGAGAGAACATTGGGGACATTGTCATAAAGAAGATCCAGGGCCTTCAATTGGCCATCCTTAACCAAAGTGCGAGCCAAGTCTAGATCCTTCAGTTTATTCTGTGGCAGGTTTTGGACCTGGACTAGCCGCCCGGCCCAGCGACCCGTGCGATTAGCCCCATAGAACTGAAGCAGGCCGTGTACTCGATCGTCCGAACAAACACAGCGCTCCATCGCCTGGTATTTCTTCACAGAAGTCTTGGACATTAAGAGACGAAGCTTTAACATCTCAAGGATCTCGCCATCTACTTCTTTTAATTGCTTGGCCACATCCTTCTTTCCCAGTGAATCCATAAAGACTCCCTGATTTTCCAACCAACCTTTGAGCTGGGAAACCGAATTAGGATTGTCTAAACCACTTAGCTCGTAGGCTCGTTGCGTCACTTGTTCTTTATAGGACAAATCCCCCAGAATAGCCTGACTCACCAGCTCCTGATCAACCGCAATGCCTCGATCATTGATGGCTTGATCTAGTTGATAAAGAAGTTGTTCACTCTCAAGTAGCGGGTAGTTGCTCAGCCGTTTTCTAATCGCTTGTTCCACTTCCACATCTCGTTTGCAGTAGCGTTTAAAGAGTTCCCAATCTTCTAGCGCATGGTGTGGCCAGTTACGCTCTCTCATTCCATTCGCTATGGTCGGTCTACAAGGCAGACAGAAATAACGGATCAAACGCTGGCCCTCTTTCATCTTCTGCTCTTCTATGTTCAGAACCCGCCCCACTCCTTCTAGAGATAAGGGTAGACCAAGACTTGCGGCCTGAACAGCAGTACAAGACCAAGAGCGGGCAGACAATTTCTGTTTGAGATACTTGGAAAGACAGACCCGCTCAAAATTGGCATTAAAGGCGGTTTTGACAACAGCGTCATCTCGTAAAGCAGAAAGAATGCCTTTGGGAAGTTCTTCTCCCTGAGCTAGATCCACAATCTGTGTGTTCTCTTCATCGATCTTGTAGGCAAAGAGCAAGATTTCAAACTGCGGGCTATCCACATAACGATAAACACCGCATTTGGTTAAGTCCACATCTGAATAAGTTTCAATATCAATACTGAGTGTTCTCATTTCTCCTCCGTCTATGTAAAGAGGTGGAGCACCACCTCTCTTCTAAGCCAAGAAATCGTCGTCTTCAATCGTGCCAAATTCATCCTCAGCTCGAACCCGACCGCCAAGCGGCTCTCCATCTTTCAGCTTTTGGATATTACCGAGTCCCGCTGCTACTCCACGATTGCCATTGGAATTAAAGCCGTAGAAGGTCACCGACACCCGGCCATAACAGCCCGAATAGACCTCTGCTTGATCCAGGATTGGTTGAACCTGTTGGTCCACGACCTGGGGTTTCTGCTTGGAATTACAATTGATGAAATAACTATTGGCATAGGCTTCATCATCCGGTCGGTCAATATCTCCATCACGAAGAGGGAGTTTGAGATTGGCTGGAATCTTCCCACCGAATTTTGAAATCGCCTCTTGCTTGGCGAGTTCTACAGCTTGCTTGATTTTCTGAATGGTCACCTGATCTGTTTTCGGAATGATGACGGACACGGAGTATTTAGGCTCGGAACCATTAATAGATTGTGGTTCCCATACATTAGCATACGACAGGCGACCTGCCACAATGACTTTTGTTTCTTTTGACATATTAGTTTCCTCCAAATTCAGCTGCCGCTGGAATATATTCTTTTCGTTTATCGCTCTCTGGGACAAGGGTTAGTTTCCCTTGCGGTTTATGAACCAGGTGTCCCAGGACTCGGTTAAATTCTTTCTTGCCCATCCGTTTCTCTAGTTCCGTCAGAGAAACGAGACTTTGTTTATAGAGATCAGTGAAACCTTCTGCTTCTGCCGCTTGAATAACGGCTTCTTCATTCGTAAACTGCCGGATAGAGCGACCTTCTACTAGCTTAAAACCTGCCCAAGACTTATGAGATTCAACGGCGACCTTAGTCGCATAGTCTTTAATCTCAGTCGCCCACTTGACCAAGTCGTCCACATGAGCGAGGATTTCTTCAATCTCCCCATCTGTCAATAAGTGCGGAGAAGATAACTGGAATTTTTCAAGCTGCTTATGATAGTCCATCCGTGCCCGAAGGACGGCATTACAAGTAGAGAACTGGCACCAAGGTCCATAGGTGACCTCCCCTTCTCCCTTAAAGGCTAATTCTGCTTTGGGCTTCAATTCCTTTTCTGCCCAGTCCAGCAAATCTTCTCGCTGCAGGATGGCGGTGGAGATATTGCCTTTTCTTGGTTGAAAAATGGTCATCTTGACTTCTTCAATATCATAAAGAGCGTCATAGAGTTCCAAGGCTCCTAAAGCATAGAGTTTCATCTGCGGATTGTTCTCTGCTTCCACCAGCACGCCTTTGCCATATTTAAAATCCATGACATGAAGAAGTCCTTCAGCTACTAGGACACAGTCTGCTGTCCCAAAGCCCTCTGGCACATAGTGGGAAAAATCAACCATCTGCTCAATCAGGATAATGGGCTCATTTGTCCCCTGTTTCAAGAGTTCCAATTCATCTAAGATGAAGGCCACGTAATCTTCCGTACACTGTTCCATCTCAAGTGTCAGCTCGCCTTCCGGTTCTTCCGCCTTCACTCCAAGAGCCATTCGCAGCTTGTATTCAGCCAGCGCATGGGCCAAGGTCCCTTCTTCTGCGGCAGAGCTGGTCCTTTGTTCAAAGAACTCCTCTAAACGAGCGAGAGGCGGGACCGTTAGCCAGCGGTGGCTGGAAGATGCTGATAACAATGCATGTTGTTTTTCTGCCATATCAGAGTCCTTTCGCATCTTCTAACAGGGAAGGATAGTGCTTCTGTTCTACCGCCGAGAGCTTGTTGGCTCCGTACTGTTGGAGCAAGTCTCGTACCTGTTCTGTTTTACCCGCCCGGGACTTCTCAGCCAGGACCTTACGGATATCTTCAATGGTAACAGTTGGTGAAGCAGCCTTTTCTACTTCTTCCGGTACCTTCTCAACAGTCTCTAGACGGAAGGGGCTGCTCAGCTCCTCTAAGCTATCCGCCAACAGGCGTAAGTTCTTCACTACGGTTTCTAATTTTTTCATTTGAGCCATGCCATTTCTCCTTTCTTACTCTAGGAACATACTGGGAAACTTAGACCAGACAGATTCTTTTGTACTTCTTTGAGTACCTTCTCCAGCATACCGGACCTTATGTCCGCTACACTGAATGGCAAAGAGGGACTCGACCCGATCATCGATGTCCATGGTATGAGGATTGATGGGCTGACCATTCTCATGGAACAGTCGAAAGGGTTTCCCTAGCTCTTTGGCTGTATCAATCTCATACTTCATACCTTGAGAGATGGTGGGACCATAGACCCAGATTTCATCACAGCGCTTCAACAACTCCTGACCCATGGTCAGACCCTGAATCCGCTCATCCGGATTCTGATCATTAAGAAACCGTGTCAAAAGTAAATGTGGAGCCAAGGGCACATAGCCAGCTTTATTAGCTTGCTTAGAGTAGGCGATTGCCTTCTTTTCATTTTCTACAACATTCCCTCGATAGGGTGAACAAATAAATACTGTTTTCATTCGGAAAAATCCGTCCTTCATCATTTTTTGGAGTTACTATCGATGGCCATCTCCAACTCACAAGACTAGTATAGAACCATTTGGCGAAAGGCAACAGAGCAAAGAATGAAGGCTTTTGAACGGAAGAATGCGGGTTTTGAAGTAACCCCTTGCGTAAAAATCCTATTAAAACGCAAAAAAGAACCCCTCAAAATATGAAGGGTCCCAAATAAATTTTTTTCAAATCGTTTTGACATCCATGGATAATAGGAGCTGATTCACCTCTTCCAAGGACAGGTGGTAACAATTCCTAAGTATCATTTTGTAGGCACAATGGTGGGGAACCTGATTGTTAAAACGACAATTGCTTTTCTCAATCAGATCAAAGCTAAAGTCTGGATAAAGTTTTAATGCGATACACACCGCCACAATATTCTCTATCTTATTCACATTGTCATGTTGCGTCTCCATTCGAGCGATGGTAGAGATACTGAGACCACTATGTTCAACCAACTTCTCTTGACTGCAATGTTTTCGATCTCGATGGGAACGCATGGTCCCACAAAAGTGATTGGGGAGCGTAGCCATGATGCGCATAATCTCTGGGAAAATCTGACCTGTGTATTCCGGAAGGGAACGAATCTCGATCAGGTGTTCAGAGAAGTCCAGCTCAATGTTTAACTCAGGTAAGTTTCCACGGTACAGGATGTAGTCATTGAAGTCCTTAGGGCTAATGCTTCTCTTCCCCTTATAGTGAATGTCAAACACTAGGCAACATTCATCCATATGGGAATAAGCATATTCTGTCATCTGGTAAACACCAGGCTCCAACATTTTGACATACTTTTCACTGTTTAAGCAGAAATGCGAGTCAACATAGACATATCTACCTGAGTCCATTAGTTCTCTAAATTGTTCATTTTTCCAATTCAGAAAACAAGCATTGTTAAAAGATATGGTAAAGGTCTGATTATTTTGAATCGCATCAGCTTCACAAGTATAGCTCTTAATGTATTCCTTCCCTACATACTTGTAAATACCTTCAAACTCTGTATAGCCAAGCTGCATCAATCGAATTTTAACAGCCCAGCGTGAGACTTGGAAAAAGTGAGCTAAGTCATCAATGACCTTCTCAAACATCGCCACACGCTGATCAGTATCAAACTCCAAGGAATACTTTGCAAAAAACTCTTGCACCATCATCTTAGTTGTTTTTCCCGGCATTAGGATCCGAGCTGCAATGTTATTCGCTTGCCACTCCATCCAGTCATAAGTATTCCACTGACCTTCCTTAAACGCTGGTCGATGTATGCGACTGGAAATTTTTAGTTCTTGACTGCCTAACAAACTCTTATACTCATGATGAGTACGATGCAATAGCCAATGCACGCACTCATGAATGATGGTGTTGTTATAGCTTCCTTGATTCCGAAGTCCTTTGACCTGAGGATCCACTAAGACAGTCCCGCCTGGCACCATTCTTTTTACTTCTTGATCGTTTTCAAAGAAAGTCACTAGACTATCTTTAAAAACCATCTCACCAAAGATAGATCCATCTTTAGACAAAGTTCCTTCCTCAATAACGACTCCTAGCTTTTCTGCAAAGTCGTAAATCGGAAGGCCCATCGGAGAAACCAGCATATCAGGACAATAAGCCTCTAAAATGCCCTCAGCGATTTTGTCCATATCCTTGGCTCGGATATAAGGAACAAATTCAGTTGAGAAATACGGAATCGGTCCCTTCTCATTTGAATGAACATACGATTTGATTTGTAAGATTTCCAATTGAGATAGTCCATTTTCTAAGTGATACCTAATCCTCACGAACAACTGTATATCCGCATTATCCAATTCCACATCAAACTTCGTCTGAACACGAACGGCCAGATGAGCCATCACTTTCAGGTCCGATTCAATCAAACCATTTACTAGATTACTAGCTAACATCTTTTTGATGGTAAAATCGTCTAACTTGATGGAGAGGATTCTCCCCTTTCGACGGCTAGGAATTTCAATAGACTCTCTATGGTTAAAAACATAGGAATGAAGCTCAATAAATAAATAATTATAAAAATTATTTTGGATGGTTGATATAAACGACAT